GCATTATTAAAGGCGATACCATATTGGCTTGCTCCTTCTGAGATATTATGCCGTATAGCCATTTTTAGTTTCTCCTTTAGGCGTATGTTACTTCGCTGGTTCGGATGTTTGCCACCCAACGAATGTTATGCGCTGCCTCACCTGTTACCGTGATAGCCAAAGCGTTGTTTGTATTATCTGCTGAGAGAGCCATGCCCCAGCTAGATAAGTTTTGAATTACTGTTGTGGCACTGTTAGCAAGTGTTGTTGTGCCACCATCATTCACTAGCAACCCTTCAATCTTCCATGAGGCATAGGCTTGTGCGCCGTTTTGCATAGCAGTGATTGTACCATCAAAGGTAATGCAGGTGTCACTGGCTGCTACGATTTGGTTGGTAGATGACGCCGTACCATTGTTGCTTGTCAAAACAGTAGCCGTTTCATCGGTGGTATCTGCAAGCAATACAAACTGACCGCCTTGAGCATCCCCTCGTGTGGCAAAAAGACCGCCACTAAAAGCTATTTTACCTTGCTGGTCTGCTTTGCCCCTATGGATAGCTACTGAATAACCTGCTTGTGCATTTGCCTGAGTACCCAAAGCCAAAGCTGATCCAACGGCTGTTGTATCATAACCAATGGCGCATCCATATGTACTTGTAGCGTGACTGCTTGAGCCGATTGAGATTGACTTTACACCTTGCGCGTAACCACCCCCCAAGGCTACGGCTTCCGTTTGTGCAGCTTGGGAATATGCGCCAAGTGCAAGACCCTGCGCCCCAAGAGTTTTAGCCTGCAACCCTATTGCAACACCATTTGCGCCTTGAGAGCCGTAGGCAGAGGTGTTATTTCCAATAACCGCAGCAAAACCACCCGCCTCATCGACGTAAGAATATCCAAGGGCAACAGCATCATCGCCGCTGCTTTTTGAAAGATACCCGATAGACGTACTTCTAGTAGAAGACGACCCCGCATCGGCAGTGTATCCGATTGCAATACTATATGCTCCCCGTGCATCAGAAGCTCGTCCAATAGAAATTGCAGCAGTTGCGCCGCCTGACGTAAGGGCATCCTCACCGATAGCAATACTATCGTTTCCGTTTACCCCTGCATTTGTCCCAATGGCTATTCCGTCAGTTCGGGAATTAAGAACATCAGCACCCGTACCAATCGCTATTCCGTTGGTCCCTGTCGATCCTGCATTGGAGCCAATCGCAATGGCGTTAGCCCCTGTAGCGGATGGAGTTGTCGCGCTGCTTGGGTTTTCAGCATAAAGCTCTAAAGCAGAACCACCAGCATCTGCCCACTCACCAGCCGTGGCACCAGCGTTTACTGTGAGCACCTGTCCAGCGGTCCCCAGAGAAGCAGGGATGTTGGTAGCAATATCAACACCATCAACGGTGCCTGTGACTGTGATATTGCCTGTTATACTAGCACCCGTATTCGTCGTTGCAACCTTCGTGCTACCATTATACATCAAAGAAACAGCGCCATTGTTGACGCCGCTAATAATATCTTCTCCGATTGGACTTTGAATGCGTATATCCGCACCCATTATTCTCAAATTACCAGACTGACTTTCGGAAATATATGAGTGACCATCGCCGCCAACAAAAATTCGTAGATCACCATTGTCACCAAATTCCGCCGCTGCACCAGCAGGAAACTTCAAGTCATCCGTCGATTTATCCCAAGTAACGCTGTAAGCATCGCCAACAAGTGTAAAATCACCAGAAGCATCAAGGAAAGTCGCCTTCGATGCTGGGAGGGTAACAAAAATATCTTTACTACCAGCGCCCCAGTTTACCGCCGCATCACTGTTGGAGCTTTCGATGATCGTAGTACGGGCAAGCGTTGTCCCTGACGCAGTATAAGTACCAATACCGACCTCATAGTCCGTACCATCAGTACAGGCATAATAAGTCGTATTACCATCGCCCACAGCCGCAAAGGACTGGAACCCATCTTTCGCACCAGAGAGAGTATAGGTTCCAGTTCCAGTTGTGGTCGTGGTTTCTTGTACGCGATCAGCGACAATGAGCGCCATCCTATAACCCTCCTAAGTTATTGGTTTTTAAGCAGGATCTGGGATGCCGATTTTGAACGATGCCAATGTGAATGAGTTTCCGTTAGTCACAGATTGCGATGCCGATAAACTACCAGTCGCAAGCAGCCTTGAGTTTGTTGTATCCAAGATAGCATAGTGGGTTGCCGTGCCAGTAGCGCTTACACTACCGTCTGTGATTGCCGCCACGGTTACTTCACGACCACCACCAGACCGATCAGCGGGTGCACCGATTGACAATGATGTGCTAGACCCAAGGGAATATGTGGAATTGCCGCCCGTGTACGTGGTTGCTTCTTGAGACGTAATTGTTATTTTATTCGCTTCCGTGTCCAAAACGGTCAAGCCGTTGTCAAAAACGCGATCCCCTAAACTTGCCATGCTTAATAGCTCCTTATTTTGATGCGATGACCGGAGCCACCAAATTTTGCCTTATCGCTGTCTGCATTAATACCATCAATTGCCTTTTCGTACAACGCAGACCAAACTTGCATTCTGGCGTCCTCGCCCAAGTACGGCGCGCTATGCATAAGCGTACCGTACAGATAGGCGTCTGGAAAATATGTTAGCAGCCAGTTGCTTGTGTTAATGCTATCCAGTGGAACAATTTTTGAGTAATACACCATTTCCAAGGTATATGTTGTATCCGGCGTGGGATACACCTCAATCGTACCATCTGTTAAAGCGTAGTATTTTGGACGCGCGGCAGTATTTAATCCGCGCATCCGCTTGTCCATCATCTCGCCCTGACTGACCAACTCCAAGCGGTGTGTGTTGCCGCTCGTAATACTGAGCCTGATCGGCTCGTAAAAGTCAGTGGGCAGAGTGCTATATTGCGTGTCCAGATCTGCCGTGCTGCGCTTTTCCATGCGCCAATGGCGCACGCGGCGCGACATGTCTGCCTCTGCCAAGTCAATGAACGTGTCAACAGTTTGCTCTGCCGCCATGTTATTTAGAAAGTTTATAACTTGGTCTTTTAGCTCTGAATAAGTAGACGGCATTGCGCACCTTACATGTTATTTGCAGTGTTGCTGACAGCGGCTTTTGCGTCCATCGCCTGCGCGGCAAGGTCAGTCGGTGCCCGTAGGCTAAAGCCCGCTGACTTCATGTCATCAAGAGACAGAGTTTGCTGCGACTTGACGGATGCCATAACTTGCTGGGACACAGTATTTTGGAAAACCGCATAGCGCGCATCGTCCATCAGGAATGGCGTTGCATGCAATAAACTTGTGTACAAGTAAACGTGCGGCGCGTCAGTTAGAAGCCAGTTTGTCCCGCTTTCAGATCCACCCACAAGCGTTGGGATGCGCTGGTAGTAGTCAATATCCAAAGTGCCAGACGCAGGTGTCGGAGTAACCACAATCTGGCGCCCAATGATTGCAAAGAAACGCGGATTTGCGGCGTCGCGGGTGCGCGTTCTGCGAAGCATTGTAAGCTGTTGTGGAGAAATTTGTTCCAGCGGTTCGTCTTCCGTAGATCCAACCTGCGCGTAAACAACCTCAAGCGCATCCGCCGGCAGGGTTGCCCGACCAGACGTAATGGTAACGCCGGTTGACTGTGTGATCATATCAGCTTGCCGCAAAACGTCGTTTAGCGTGCTCTCCGCGAGGCTGATGAAGTCAGGTATTTTTTGGTCGAGATCGGCGCGGTTCAACCAATCTCCAACTGCAGTCTTTAGGTCTGCATATGTTGCTAGTGCCATGCCTATCTCCTTGACGGCTGTCTATAATGTAGCTTCATTACAGCGTGCCTAATCGCGTTCTGAACGCTTGATTATTGCTATCATTCAACCACTTCCTAAATGCCTTTGGATCGTCGGCAATCCCTTGGCGTTTGAGCTCATAATACACTGAAAGAGGAATTGACGCCACCTTATTCATGTCGCCGTATTTTTGCGGCGCCTCATTGTATTGGCGCTTATTGGCCTCAACAATTGACGTGACGTCCTGTATCTTCTCAATGACGTACTCTCCCTTGTCCGTGACGTGCCAATACTCTGTAACTCCGGTAAGTGGATCGTGGCCAAATAAACGCTTCTTCATGCCTATCTCCAAAGTAACGGGGCGACCGAAGCCGCCCCGCTTAAACTTATGATACGTTGAGGTCTGCCACGACGGCGTGGGCCGCTTCGTTGAGAACCTTCAAGCCGAACTCCGCGATAACCATAGACTTGGAGGCGTCACCGGTTTTGCTGAGCTCTACGTTCTGGATCGGACGCAGGTAGCATACAGATGCATACTCTGGGTCAAGCAGCCACGCATCGCGTTCACGCGAGAAGCGGTTTGCAACCACGTTCAAGGTGCCGAAGTCAGACATATAAACGTCTGCCGCACCAATGATTGTCGTTGGGCTGTCGCTTGGCGCCATGTAACGCTGAGCCGCAATACCAGCAAACCCTGATACGACCGTCTTGTTGTGTGGTCCCACCATAAGGATTGTTGGCTGACCGCCAGAAACGAATGCTTGCTGCATCGCGTCTTTCAGCATGGCTTCAGTAAAGTCGCGCTGAGTACCGTCAGTACGCGCGGTTGTACCGTTACCAGTTGCCAGTCCACCGCCGGTTCCGACGCTTTCGTTGGTCGCAATCCACGCACCAAGACCACCCGTTTCGCGTGCAGTCGAGGAGTTGCCTGCAACCTGAGCGTTATTATCCGTAAGGGTAGCTTCTATATCCCTTTTGAGCTCTTTTCCGCGTTTTGCGATTTGGTAGCTCAATTCGTCGTTGCGGCCGGCAAGGTCTTGCGCGGCAAGGTTGTCAGCGACAATAGTTGTGCGACGACGGATGTGCGTGTAGTTACCGACGCGGGTCGTTGCGGACGTCGCGTCAAAAGACGATACATCGTCACCATCGATGATGGCCGTTGTGCTTGTTGATGCCAAGCTGTCAGTCTGCCACTCGAAGTATGTGTTGGAAACATTTTCAGATCCGACATTACTTTGGAATGGAACTTCTTCTGGAGAGATGGACGAAATGATGTCCGCCAAGCTCTCACGGATACCTACCGCGCTATGCGAGGTAAATGTGTTAGTTACGATTGCCATAATGGCCTCCTACAAAAGAGATCTAATTGCAGCCGCGGCGTCATCGACGCGGCCAGTTTGACGTGCGCGCTGTAGCGCTTGCTCTTGAGGGGCTCTGGGTTTCGGCTGAGATCCACGCGATCCTGACTTCATTGTCTTGGTTTTCGGCCTCGGCTTGGCTTTCGCCTGCGTCGCGCGAGTTTGACCTCGACTGTAAAGCATGGCCTGTCTGGCCAGTTTAACAAGTGATGCATTAGCCAGCCCGCTGACGTCTTCTTCCGTAAATCCCTCTTCTA